TTAAATGGGTTAAAATACCAATGATTTCCTCACCCTTTGGAGTATTGCTGATCTTATCTAACTCATCAAAGTAAATGATCGGATTCATACTTTTGCATTGCATTAAGATCTCTACGATTTTCCCCCAAATGGCGCCTTCATATGTGTAAGAATGTCCTTCTAAGCCAGCAGCATCACTTGTTCCACCAAGCGCAATAAATGCAAAATCACGTCCCAAGATTTTACTAAAACCATCCTTTACAAGTGTAGTTTTGCCTGTCCCCGGAGGACCATAAATACCAACCGCGGTTCCTATTGCACCTGGATTTGTAATCCACTGCCCAGCCAACTGTAAAATCTGCAATTTCGCATCATTCATTCCATAAACACATGCATCCAATGTATCTTTGGCATTGCTCATAAATTCAGTACATTTATCCTGTCCATCTTCCATGGTCACTGGAATACTCCTATAAATCCCAAAGGGGATACGCATGAAATTATCCACCCATGTCTTCATTTTGTGATATTCACCACTACCGTGATCCATGTAGCGGAGGCTTGCAACTTTTTTCAACGCCATGCCCTTGAATGAGGCGGGTATTTTCGACTCTAACAGTTTGAGACGATACGGTTTATCAATGGTTGTATGCTTGTTGACAGCCGTCATTTCAGTAAGCATTTTTTCTTGCTCCACAATAGAGAGTTTTTTTTCAAAGAACTTAATATCATTTAATGAGTTTTTATTACTTAGAAGTTTTTTAAAGGAATCAGTATTTTTTGTCCGAAGTTTTCGTTCTTTCTTATATTTATTTTTATTAATTTTACGATCAATATCTTTAATATTAGAGTTAATATTTCTAAGAACCTTACTTTTTTTATCCTTTTTCAAGAGTTCTTTAGCCATTGTTTGAAATTTATGAAGAATTTCATTATCGTTTAATAGCTGCTGATTCTTACTGTTAGATTTTTCTGTCTTGCCTTCGACTTCACTGTCGTCTTCACTATCGGTTTCAACGTCGTCTTCACTTTCCTCCTCATCTTCGGCATCGTATTGGTCTTCATTATCAGTATTTCCCATCGTAAAAATAATATTAAATTTATTACCACCACTTTCAATGACAATTTCGTCCTCTTCCTCATCAGATTCATACTCGTCACTAGCACATTCGTCTTCAGATTCGCTGTCGCCACTACCGCTCTCTTCATCAGAATTGTCTTCTCCGCCAGCACTCTCATCAGAGTCGTCGTCATCATTGGCGTCTTCACTAGTATCCTCATCATCATCCTCCTCTTCGCTGGTGTCAGATTCATTATCCGATTCATTTTTTTTACTATATTTCTTTTTTTTATTTTGCAGTTCTTTAATGGCCAAATCATAGTCATTTACCATATTTTGTGTTTTTCCAACAGATTGCATTTCTTTAATGGCAAAATCACAGTCCTTTACCATGTGTTTATTATTTTCCTTTTGATAAAAACCACGGATCATTTTTAGTGTTTTAATAGTTTCTTTTGGATCATCATATTTAGATGATTTGCTCGATCTTTTAGATTTACTCTGCATATATTTTGAAGGGAATATTCTGGCTAATAGGTTTTGATAATCTTGCATATTTAATTCTTCTTCACTATCAGAACCACTATCATCAGATGATTCGTTGCGCTTATGTTTATATTTTTTATCTTGGTGCACTTTTTTGGAGCGTGTGTTATATTGATGTGTCTTATCCTTGCCTTTCATTATATGTATATAAACCCTAGATATTTATATCGGTTTCAATTTAATTTTAAAATTGAAAACAATCTAAATATTATTAACATAATATAAGAGAATGCCAAAACAACAGAATGTTTCAAAAATTTTAGGGATGCAATTTAGCATTCTTTCACCCGAGGAAATTAGAAATGGGTCGGTTGCTGAAATAACCACCCGTGATACATATATTAATAATAAACCCGTGATTGGGGGTCTTTTTGATCCAAGAATGGGTTGTCTGGAACCTGGATTCATCTGTCCCACGGACGGGCTGGACTATATTAATACTCCTGGATATTTTGGTCATATTGAGTTAGCAAGACCCGTATTTTATATTCAATATTTAAATACTATTGTTAAAATATTACGGTGTATTTGTTTTAAATGCAGTAAGCTATTAATTAGTAAGGATAAATACAAACATTTGCTAAAACTGGATTCCTACAGACGTTGGAATATGGTTTTCCCACTTGCGAGTAAGGTGAAACGGTGTGGAGAGGAGAGCGATGATGGTTGTGGGTGCAAGCAACCCAATAAAATTAAGAAGGAAGGCTTAGCAACACTCATTGCTGAATGGGATAACATCGAGGGTTTAAATAATGACGAAGACTCAAATTCTGATAAATTATCTATGAAAATAATACCCGAAATCGTTATAAAAAACTTTAGGAGGATTTCAGACGAAGACGTTAGTTTTATGGGCTTTAGTCCAGTATTTTCAAGACCAGATTGGATGGTTTGTCAAGTGCTGGCTGTTCCGCCACCTGCTGTGCGTCCATCGGTCAAGCATGATGCTCAACAGCGCAGCGAGGATGATTTAAGTCATATATTGGTCAACATTCTCAAGGCGAATACCACACTTCAGGAGAAGGTAGCATTAAATGTTGCATCTAATATAATTGACGATTGGACAACCGTGTTACAATATTATATTGCGACATTAGCCGACAATAAATTACCAGGAGTTGCCTCGGTCGCCCAAAGGTCTGGCAGACCTTTAAAATCAGTTCGCGAAAGATTAAATGGTAAGGGAGGGCGTGTTAGGGGCAACCTCATGGGAAAGCGTGTTGATTTTAGTGCGCGCTCGGTTATTACTCCAGATCCGAATTTAACGATTGAAGAGTTAGGCGTGCCGATGAAGATTGCTAAAAATTTGTCGCGACCCATAGTGGTAAATGCTCTTAACAGAAAATTTCTGATGCGTTTGGTTCAAAACGGCACAGAAGTTTATCCTGGAGCAAAGATTTTGGAAAAAAAGAATGGGGATAATATTTCGCTTAGGTATGTTGACCGCAGTTCTTTGCGCCTTGAAGACGGTGACATCGTGCACAGACATCTAATGGATGGAGATTGGGTTTTATTTAACAGGCAACCGACACTACACAGAATGTCTATGATGGCACACCGCGTTAAGGTGATGCGTATTGGGGACACTTTTAGATTAAATGTTGGTGTAACAAAGCCCTATAATGCCGATTTTGATGGTGATGAGATGAATATGCATGTTCCTCAGGATGACGAGTCGTCTGCCGAACTGGCTAATTTAGCGGCTGTTAGAAATCAAATTATTAGTCCAGCCGACAATAAATCTATTATTGGAATTTTTCAAGACTCGTTATTGGGTGCATACCGTCTCACACGTAAAAACATTACCTTCTCGCCGCGACATGCCATGAATTTGTTAATGGCAATTGCAGATGTGAACCCCGATAAAATATCAAACTCAAGGCGCACAAATAGTTTTGAAATATTATCGCAAATATTACCTCCACTAACCATAAAACATAAAACCAATGGATTTACTGAGGGCGAAAATTATAAGGATTCTAATCATGTTCTAGAGATTAAGAATGGCGACTATATTAGAGGACAAATAGACAAGGGTGTGTTTGGTGCTGGCTCAACAGGGTTAATTAGTAGAATATTTAACGATTTTAGCGCAACTCAATCAGCACAATTTGTTAATGATATACAAAACATTGTTACCGAATATATGAAAATAAGCGCCTATAGTGTTGGAATTAGTGACCTAATTGCCGACAATTTAACAAATGAAACCATTGTCGGTGTCATTACAGAAAAAAAAATGGAAGTACAATCTTTAATAGATCAGGTTCAGCTGGGTGTTTTTGAAAATAAAACTGGTAAATCTAATAAAGAACAGTTTGAAACTGAAGTAAACAATATATTAAATCAGGCTTCCTCAGAAGCAGGAAAAATTGGACGAAAAAGTTTAGCCGAAGACAACAGGTTTGTTATTATGGTAAATGCAGGTTCAAAAGGCAGTGATCTTAATATATCACAAATGGTTTCGTGCTTAGGACAACAAAACGTTGATGGTAAGCGGATTCCATACGGCTTTGGTTCGCGCACGTTGCCTCATGTTACCAAATACGACGATTCTCCTGAAGCGAGAGGTTTTGTGGAAAACTCCTTTATTTCTGGTTTAACACCCCAAGAGGTCTTCTTTCATGCAATGGGTGGGCGTGTTGGTCTGATTGATACAGCTGTAAAAACCAGTTCAACGGGTTATATTCAGCGGCGGCTTATTAAGGGAATGGAAGATTTAATGGCACACTATGATGTTACTGTCAGAAATCATAAAAACAAAATCATTCAATATTTGTATGGCGACGATGGCTTTGACACCACAAAGATCGAGAACCAAACATTGCCACTGGTCTCAATGTCATTAGAGGATATATTCGCACATTACCAAATGCCTGCAGATAGTCTAACAAGTGAGGTGTATACCACAGCCTATACAGCGACTGCTTTGCGAAGAATTAAATCTCAGAAATTAGAAACAAATTCTAAATGTAAGTTCTATATTGATTATATGATAGAAGCGCGGGATCATATAGTGAAATATGTCTTTGGATACCGTAATGATAAACGTGTTCATTTGCCCGTGGCGTTTACACATATTATTAATAATGTTCAGGGGCAGGAAAATCTGAGCATTAATGCCTTAGTGGATATTACACCACTTGAAGCCTTTGAACTGGTTGAAATGTATTTTAATAAATTATCTAACAATCATTATACCGCACCGAATGAATTATTTAAAACGCTCTACTTCTATTATTTATCACCAAAGGAAATACTGATGGTTAAGAGATTTAACAGGAAAGCACTCATCGTTTTACTTAATACTATTGTAACTGTTTATCATAAAGCAATTATAGCACCAGGCGAAATGGTTGGTATGATTGCAGCACAAAGTGTGGGAGAGCCCACAACGCAAATGACTCTGAATACGTTTCATTTTGCAGGTGTTGCATCAAAATCAAACGTTACTCGTGGTGTTCCACGTATTGAGGAAATCTTGTCATTATCAGAAAATCCGAAGAATCCGTCTTGCACAGTGTATTTAAAAGAATGTGACCAGGAAAGTCAGGAAAAAGCCCAGGACATAATGCTTAAATTAGAGCACACAAAACTACGTGAGATTGTAAACCAGGTTAAAATATGTTTTGATCCAAATGATCATAATACTTTAATTGAGGAAGATTCGGAAACCTTACGATTATATTATGAGTATAAAACTTTAGTCACAGACTGTTTAGAGGTGGAACAGAATGAGAACAATTCAAATTGGATTGTTCGTATGGAAATGAATCCAGAGATGATGTTAGAGAAAAACATTACAATGGATGATGTTAATTTTGCAATTAAACGCGCCTGGCCTGAACAGGTATCATGTGTTTATGACGATTATAATTCTGATAAATTGATATTCAGGATTAGACTGGACACCTCAAAGGTTAAAAAGAAGGGTGCCGATTCATTAGACCAGACAGATGAGATTTATTATCTGCAAAATTTCCAAAGTCAATTGTTGGATAGTTTAATTTTACGAGGGATCAAAAATATATCTAAGGTCGTCCCAAGAAAAATTACAAATAATGTTAAGAAGGTAGGTGGGGAATTTGTTCAAAACGATATATGGGTATTAGACACCGTGGGAACCAATTTGTTAGACTTATTAAGCTTAGATTATATTAATAGTAATAAAACGTTTACAAATGACATTCAGGAGATTCGGAGCGTATTGGGCATTGAAGCTGCACGACAAGCTATTTTCAATGAAATTTCGGATGTTATTGAATTTGATAGCACTTATATTAATTATCACCATTTAAGTCTATTATGTGATCGCATGACCACAAAGGATAAGATGGTCTCAATATTTAGACATGGTATCAATAATGACGACATTGGACCCATTGCCAAGGCTTCGTTTGAGGAAACACCGGAAATGTTTTTAAGAGCAGCGCGGCATGCTGAACTGGACACAATGCGTGGAGTGTCAGCAAATGTAATGTGTGGACAAGAAGGCTATTTTGGTACTAGTTGTTTTCAGGTTGTATTGGATATGGATGAAATGGCAAAACAAGAAGAGGAAATGTGGACGGAAGATAATTACGACCAAACCATAACCGATAGTTTTGGATTGTTAGATAATCCTGATGACCCATGTAGTATTAATAACATTGCAATAGTTAATAACATTGAAGATATCCCAGAATCAAATCTTGGCGATGCGGATAACGATTACGACCCAGGATTTTAATGTAAATAAATATTGTTTTTGGAAATAACGTGATTGCTTTTAATAAAAAGATAATAAACAAATAGATTCATAAAATAAACAAACATATTATGAATCTATTTGTTTATTTTATGAATTTTTTATTTCCCGAAGTGGACATATATCAAATATGTTATGCATTTCCAAATAATAGAAATAGCATAATTAATAGAGATTTTGTATATTATAGTTTCATAAATGTGGTGAATGTCGAATTGAAAATTTACTCAACAAAAAAGAAGTTTACAATTTTAAAAAATGTCTTAGATAACAGTATGATTTGTGTTGTCCGTAAAAATTTCATTTTATATAATTTTTGTAAAGCTCAACAACATTATTGGGCACTGAACAAATTTGCATATGCTTATAAATATAAAAAAACAAAATATTACGACAATGATATGGATTTATATATGAGACCATTATCTAATTACAAGGTAAACACAATTACAACTATTTTACATAACAATATTAAATATAATTTTAAGATTAGCGATTTAATTACTATTATTAACAAATCCCTTTCTAATTCAGCAAACTTTTTTTGTGAGCCTCTACCTATTAAAAATCCATATACTAATGTTAGATTCACTAACGCAATACTTTATTCCATCTATTATATCATAAAAGATAGCAGTTATCTTTTGTCTTTTTTATTTCACCAATACTTTATGGTTGATTTTGATTTATCTGCCTTTGCTTACCAAAATGAAGCCATATTGCGCGATATTTCTATACATGAATTTGTAAGAAACGCTACTTATACACAAAAAAAAAATCATACAGAAAATATGTTACAAAAATATAGAAATATCCTATTATTAAATATACAATTGGATTATCCGTCAGTATATATAATAGATACATTTAAAATATATCTAAAAACCTATTTATTGTCATCTTATTCAATAAATCCCGAACTAAAACTGCGGTCCGAATATAAATTAACCAAGGAACTTGTTCGTTTTGCTCGTTTAAACCCACATTATGGTTCATATGAGTTACAGTTGGGAGAAGCGTGCCGTTCATATAATAACCGGGTTATCACGCATACCCCACCAGTTACCCCTCGTAATTTATCCTCGGATAGAATATATGCGGAAATTTCGGATGCGGATAGTTCTATATCTTCAAATGAAACTGCCAGTGCGTCCTCAGATACTGCTTGGACTGCCACGAGTGAAGAAACAGTTGAGACAACAGCGACGGGTTGGACAACAGTTGAGACAACCGATTCAGATAATGTTTACTATCAACACCTTATGCGCTTTAGAGAGGTTTTAAACGAAATAGACAACTCATCTATTGCCATCATTTAGAACCAATCGTCTTTTTTTCCTTTTTTCAGGAATATATGTAGTAATATAATTCTTAAGATCTAACCCTGCATCGTTTGTAATATTTTCACGTAAATTTATGGTCGTTGATGTTTTTGATTTATTAAGCATATTAATAGGAATAAAAATCTTATTCTTTTTTGAGCTAATTATAAGCCTGTATTTAGGTTTCTTATTAGGTAGAATACCAGGTGATTTTATAAAATAGTATGCATCTGGCTTTGTTTTATCAGGGTTAAATATTAAAATGGGAAGGTTTGTTTCCTTTAACATCGTTCCCGAATAAAATACAATTGGGGTTTTAAACCTATTGGACAGCATTAAAATATCAAGGTTTGTTAAGTAATAGGCTTCACTCATTATAAGCACATCTAAACTCACCTTGTTCTTTATAACTTCTTGCATCATTTTAAATTTCCCCTGATTTTTTAAAATCAACAATATGTTTTGTTCCCATTCCTTGTATTTGTTATATTCTAAAACTAATTCCTCTTTTAAATATTGAATGGTGTAATCATTATTTTGGTCATGAATCTTTATAATCGTTAACATAATATTAAAGGTGCATATATCTGGCGTATTTTCAAATTCTAATTCAAAAAAGTGTTTACCAAATTCAGGCTTCCATTTATGCGAAAGGTATTTTTTGTTGGGCGCAGGACAATTGTCTACGGGTGCTTGCAGTGTTTCTTCCTCAACTATTTCCATATTGGCTACATCAACCTCGTCAGAATATTGTTGTGTTTTTAAAGGAATTGCTGTTTCATATGTATTCTGGTGTATATATTTATTTTCATCCCTGGGAACTAAATCCTCAAAATATTTCTGGGTTAATAAAGATTGTAATAAAATTATTTCGTCATCTTTTAAATTATATTTTAGTTCAGAAAAGGTCAGGAAATTCTTTGGTTGAAATATAAATTGATTAATACGATTGTAGCGCAATAACTCATCTGCCATTCTGCCAAAATACATTTTTTCATTATCCATATCATTTATTAGATTTTTTTTGGGAATAACCAATTTGCATTGGGTACCCTGGCTTAACAAACAATATCTTTTAGACTCACAGCCTTCAACAGGCACACAGCTTGCAATGGTTGTTAGTTTTTCTAATATATCTTTATCATAATTTACAAAGACTACATTATCCCGCAACAACTCTTCTAATGCTTTGACACTATTTGTAAGTTTTTCATTATAGGAAAGGTTCTCGTTGGTTATTGTGGACTCAATACTTTCTCTGATGGATTTATATTTATATTTTCCAAATAAAATCCGAACTGTGTTCCGAAATACATTAAAAAAGTTGGTTTCCAACTTTATATTTTTAACATATTTTATACGAGCCATATCATACCCTGTTTCTTTTGTAATCAGGTCGGCTTTGTCATAATCCATATTATCCACACTGGGCAAATCTTCTCCATATGTATCTTGCACTGGTCGTGAAATTGCTACAAATTGATTCGTTTCGGTTAAAATACCCACTATCATTCCATCTTCCAACATTTTAAGCTTGGGCGTAGTGGGCAATTCAGTATCCTGTGCTATTTTACTTAAAAAGTTCAGGGTATTTTCATATGTATCCCATAATTCATCGCTGTCCATCCATTTATATCCTGGGGTTAGGTCCATAATAATTGCAGAGGGAGCGATTGGAATAAACCCACGATCCCCCGATTTTTCTATTGTTAACCCGATTACTTGTGAATCATAATTTAATACCTGTTCTTTAATTTCATAACCCTTTTTTAATAAAATACTAACAACGTTAACTAAGAGAACATTCTTCTTAAATTTATAAACCCGGGGTAAACTCGCCAACGGAACACACTTGTTATTTAATGATGTGCGGATTAATTCTAAAAAGCTTTTAACATTCGGCAAAATATCCGAACTCCTTAAATTAAACATTCTTGTAACCTGAAATCGGTCAGACTTATCCTCTAATAAATAAATGGGTTCATAATAATCTCCTATTTTAAATAATATTAGCGTTTTCTTATTGTTATCAAAAAATTCGTTTGAATAATGATTCGATGGACACTTTATGCTAATATTGTCGGTTATATCATTATTTGTTGTTTCAATAATTACTAGATTTATACCTTTCGGGAATAATTTTGGATTAGGTTTACAAATAATATCCCATAAATACGTTTCATCTATTTTTATTCTATCATTGTTTAAAAATTTTATGAAATTTTCATAAGATGCCACAATTTGTTTAATATAATTATTATTTTCTTTTCCTTGCTTTTCCCACTCCTGATATATGCGGGAAGTTTTATATTTGTCAATATTTATATTGGATAAAGATTTCGGTTCAAATAAGGTAACCAAT